TTATATTTTAAAAAGGGGATACAATGAAAGATGAGGAAAATAACACAGGCAACTGGAACACAGGCGACTTGAACACAGGCAACTGGAACACAGGCGACTTGAACACAGGCAACTGGAACACAGGCAACAGGAACACAGGCAACTGGAACACAGGCGACTGGAACACAGGCAACTGGAACACAGGCAACTGGAACACAGGCAACTGGAACACAGGCGACTTGAACACAACGGAACCAACCATAAGATTATTTAACATCGATAGCGGGATAAAATTTGGAAGTGATAATCATAACAAATTAAGAAATTTGCTGTATTCAAAATCAATTCCACTTTGTGAGTGGGTTAGTGCTTCAAATATGACCGACGAAGAAAAAGAAACTCATAAAAAAACGTGGGAAACTACGCAGGGGTATTTAAAGGTAAATGATATTTCAAAAAACAATAATGAGTTATCAAAAGACGAAGAGGAATTTTTACGATCAATTCCTAACTTTGACGAAGCTATTTTGTTAGAATGTACAGGAATCGATTTATCTAAAAAAACAGTAAAAATAACTATCGACGGAAAAGATATTCAAATATCAAAAGAAGAGTTTGAAAATATCAAAGCGCAGTTTTGTAAATGACCCCATCAAAAACAGAAATAGCAAAATACTTCGGATACTCATCAACAGCTTTTCAAAAGTGGAGAGAGGTAAAAGCCCCGATACAAAAAGCAAAGTTAGAGGCACGTTTTGAAGCCCTAAAAGCCTACTACATAGCACACCAAGAAAAGGGGAATAGATGAAAAATATAAACTCACTATCGGAATTGATAGAGTACGTTCAAGGAAGAGGTGTAACGTGTGAAGTATCACAGCTATATTCTCTTTGTGAAAAGCTAGAAGAACAAAACCAAGGACTACAAAGCCTACTTGATTTAAAACAGCAGGAGATATCTGTGATGGAGTCGAAAATGGTGGAGATGGAAGCACATAAATCATGCGCTGGTTGCGAGTATGAATATATGGAAGAACATGACGAGCAATACTTTTTGTATTGTGGAAACTGCTCACGTATTCATGCTGATGAGTACGAACCAAAGCAAAACTAATGCACACAAGAGCAATTAGTTCAATATCTTATTTTTTAGTATGGAGGGTATGATGAAATGGAAGTTATTTGAGTTTGACGGGAAACAGATGCTTATTGAAAGAGAAGACGATGAGATAAAGGTACATCTCGAAGTAGATCACGATTTTATTGATGTTATTACCATAACAAGAACATTTAATGATGATATATCAGATGAAAAATTCTGTGAGCATACAACACAAGAAAGCGCAGAAAAGTATCATAATTTTATTGTTGAACAAAATGTTGAAATGTTTAAATGACCTACACAAAAGAAGAGCAACTAAAACGAACTGCAAATCCAAAGCAGAAAAAGTGCAAAAAGTGTGGAGAGGTATTTGAGCCTATTAGACCTTTCCAAAAATGCTGTACTTATATTTGCGCCATAGATTACGCAAAGGCACAATTAGAACAAAAGCAAAACAAAGAGAATCGGTCAACACTTAAAGCATTCAATGACAGCGATAAGAACGTATTAAAGCGCAAGGCTATCCAAGTGTTTAATGAGTACATACGAAAGCGTGATGCTAGTTTAAAATGCGTTTCTTGCCAACATTCAGGAGATACACGCCAATGGCATGCTGGGCATTATAGACCTGCCGGTAACGTAGCTATACTTAGATTCGATGAGCGTAACGTACATAAGCAGTGTTCTATCTGCAATAACCACCTTTCAGGAAATCTTGTTAATTACCGTAAAGAGTTAATTGTACGCATCGGGTTAGATCAAGTGGAAGAACTCGAAGCAACAAACGAACCGAAGCAGTACACTATCGAAGAATACGCACAGATAATTAAGACTTATAAGCAAAAAATAAAGCAATTAAGTGTATAATATAAATTCAAAGTATTAGTTCTATTTCAGAGCTATATTTATTTACTGCTACTAGTGCTAACAAGATCAGTAAAAGTTGACAAACTCCCATAAGGGAGCGTCGAGTTATTTGAATAGCTTTTAATAGTGGTGTATAGGTTTAGTGGTGTTATTATTGCGCGTGCTGAGGTTATACATCACTTAAAGAGCTATATAGGTTCAAACAAGAGATAATTTAAACCTCCAACGTAAAGCAAGGAGACGGCTTCATCTCCGACCCGCCTTGTAATACGTTGCGTTTGCTATCTCTTCTTTGAGTTTATGAATAAGGGGAAACGATGAAAGATGAGATAAACGACTAATGAGTAAAGATACTCAATTACGATTCTACGACGTAAGCGAGTATTTCGGAGACGATGAAAGAGTTATGGCGCACGCCATCAAAGAGTTCCTATCCGTCAAAGAGACTGCGGACGATATTTACACTGACTTGCTCGATTGTGAGTTTGATAGATGGCTCAATCAATTAGAGCAGATCATCGACACAATAAAACACGATATACTAACAAAGTGGATCAAAAGCATATCATCAAAGTTTAAAGATGGTATATGGATCAAAGGTGATGCGGTCGTACTCACTGAAAGAGCGTGGAAGCTAAAGAGCGTGGCAAAACCAAAAAGCAAGGTTCACGCCGTGAAGATCAAAAGACAGATGACATTTTATGATTTAGGGGGATGGTGATGTTTAACGAGATATTAGAGGAAATAGGGATAACCGATAGACTATTTGGTTTAGCGAGATACGAACCATCCCTACGATCTACATTAAAAGCTAATATGCAAGTTTATAATAATTATAATGATGCGTTTAAAATATCATTCTTACAATTATACAATGGGATTATTGGAGACGGTTTTAGTGAGTTTTTAAGAATAGCAGAAAAAGTTTACAACGAGATGAAACCCAACGAGGCATCCAATGACCTATAAATACACCTGCCCCCACTGCAAACTAGAAACCGAAATAATCAAACCGATGGCGGAAGTGGATCGAGTAGAGTATTGTATTGTGTGTGAGAGCGAGTTAAAACGTGTGTGGGAATCACCGATGGTAAAAACTGGGGATGGAGTGAAACGGTAATGGATATCCGATACTCACAAGGCGATTTCCAAATAGGTTCAGTTGTAGTTATGGCAATGGACACAGATATGAGAGGAATGATTACCGGAATACAATTTCTCGACAATGGGTTTTCGTATTTAGTAACATATATCATAAATGGTGCGCCGACCGAATATTTTCAAAGACCTACTGAGATTAGGAAAGCAAAGTAATGGCATACAGTCAAGAGCAATGGGATCGCGCAAAGGCATATTATGAAAGCGGTCAATACTCTCTGTCAGGTATCCAAGAGAAAACAGGAATAAGCCGAAGCAAGATAAGCGAGAAGGCAAAAAGGGAACAGTGGGAACAGGGCAGAAATGCCGACTACATCGAAGCTCGTAAAACTTTGGCAGTTAAAAAGGGAACAGAAAAGGGAACAGTCATTCAAGTGTTGGATGATATTGCAGATGAACAGATACGTCATAAAGGATTGATTAACTCAAATGCTGAACTAATCGCCTCAAAGATTCCTACTATGTTAGAGCAGATAGATAGCCCCTCCGACTTAAAGACCCTAGCTGAAGCTAACGACCGTTTAGCAATCACCCTCAAAGTTGCAGATCGTCACGCAAAATCAGGCGACGTTAACGTAAACGCAACGGCGGCAGTCGGAATACAAACTATAACGAGAAAAATCGTTGATTAGTCTTGACGATCAAGGCAACCTAATAATCGAAACCCCACGGCACTTAGAGCCGATGCTACACCCCAAGCGATACAAGGGGTTAAAAGGGGGAAGGGGGAGCGGAAAATCGCACTTCTTCGCTGAGGATGTAGTTGAACGGATGATACTCGACCCGAACCATAACGTAGTATGTATCCGTGAGATTCAAAAGTCCCTCAAATTTTCCGCAAAAAAGCTCGTAGAGGATAAAATACGGGAGTTTCAAGCCTCGCACCTATTCGACATTAACCTCACAGAGATTCGTCGTATCGGCGGTACGGGTGTAATGATCTTTCAGGGTATGCAAGATCACACAGCAGATTCAATCAAATCATTAGAGGGGTTTAATACTGCTTGGGTCGAGGAAGCGCAAAGCATATCCGCTCGATCACTTGAATTGTTACTCCCTACCATACGGGCGGAGGGATCGGAGATTCTATTCTCTTGGAACCCATACGACGAAGATGATCCAGTCGAACAGCTATTCAAAGAAGAAAGCGACAGTTCAATATGTATTCATATCAACTACACCCAAAACAAACTACTCCCTCAAACACTCAAAGACGAAGCGGAACGACACCTCAAAAACAACCCTGACACATTTAGTCACGTTTGGCTTGGTGAGTATCGAAAGCTATCCGCATCACAGATATTCAAAAACTACGAGATCAAAGACTTCGACACTCCAAAAAGTGCAGAGTTCTTACACGGGGCAGACTGGGGGTTTTCAAACGACCCTAACGCCATTAACCGATTATGGATAGAGGATAAGACAATCTATATCGACTATGAGGCACACGGAGAACACACGGAGATTGACGACATACCCGAACTATGGGAAGTGATACCAAATATAAAACAGTACACCGTGAGAGCTGATAATGCACGTCCAGAGCTTATTAGCTACATGAAAAGTAAAGGGTTTAACGTGGTAGCGTGTGAAAAAGGGGCGGGAAGTGTTGAGGCGGGAATATTATTTCTCCAAAACTTCAAAATCATAATTCACACTCGATGTAAGCACACCGCCAAAGAGTTCTCAAAATACAGTTATAAAATACACCGATTGACGGGAGACGTACTCCCCGAAGTGGTAGACGATTGGAACCACCATATCGACGCGATACGCTATGCGGTGGAGAAGCTTACTAAAAATGATATGCGTAAATCAATATGGGAGTAATTAATAAAATAAGATGTATAATAAAGAAGTTTAAAAAAAAAAGAGGAAAAAGATGAAAAAAAATACACAAATCAAACGTGACACAGAGAAAAAACTATGTGATACGATATATGAGATGATTGACTCGTATGAGAAATCAGGCATATTACTAGATGACTTGGAAATCACAGTATCAATGGTTCGAGTTCCATTATTGGGATTTGGTGTAATTTTGCACCCAACTGTAAGGATCAAAGTTAAGATTTGAAATTCAAACATCCCCGTGCTACAATACAAACAAAAACGGGGATACTATATGTTTGGATGGTTTAAAAAACAACCTCAACCCGCCGAAACGCCAAATCCACAAAAAGGCTCTATTAGTGCGTTCTCCACCGATGCACGTTATGAGACTGACCCACTCGGCGCAATCGCAAAGACTTTCCAACGTGCCGCGACTTCCGATATGCAAGGCGTAGGGATGGATAGTGCCGCGACCGCAAACACCGACATAGGCTATCAATTCGGATCGATCCCAGACGCACAATTAATGTGGTATGCCTCTCAGGGGTTCATTGGTTATCAAGCGTGTGCAATGATCGCGCAACATTGGTTAATTGATAAAGCGTGTACGCTCCCCGCGAAAGATGCAATCCGCAAAGGGTGGGAAATCGCAGTAAATGACGGCACGGAAATCGACCCTAAAATATTCGACACCATACGAGAGTTAGATAAAAAATTCCTACTTAATAAAAACCTAGTTGAGTATGAAAAAATGGGGCGTATCTTCGGAATCCGTATCGCTATGTTCAAAGTGTTGTCAACTGACCCGAAATACTACGAGAACCCATACAACCCCGACGGAATTAAAAAAGGGAGCTATCAGGGCATTTCTCAGATTGACCCGTACTGGTGCGCTCCAATCCTTGACAGTAGCTCAGTATCCGATCCGTCGGCGATAAACTTCTACGAGCCTACCTATTGGATGATATCAGGGGTAAAAATTCACCGATCCCATCTTATCATTATGAAAACGTCGGAAGTGCCAGACATTCTAAAGCCAACCTATCTCTATGGCGGTATCCCATTAACACAGCGTATCTATGAGCGTGTCTATGCCGCAGAACGTACCGCAAACGAAGCCCCACAACTCGCATTAACAAAACGTACCAACATTTATAAAACCGATGCGGCGGCGGCACTTGCTAATCAGGGGAAAGTCGAGCAGAAGTTAAAACAGCAAGCATATTACCGCGATAACTATGCGGTGACATTGATCGACAAAGAGAAAGACGATGTGGTACAGCTCGATACGTCCCTCGCCGATCTCGACAACGTGATTATGACTCAATACCAACTCGTAGCCTCAATCGCAAACGTCCCCGCCACTAAACTACTCGGCACTACTCCTAAAGGGTTTAACAGCACGGGCGAATATGAAGAGGCAAGCTATCGGGAAGAGCTAGAGAATATCCAAGTGGTAAATATGCTCCCATTGATTGAACGACATTATGAAATGATGATCCGTTCAATTATTGCACCTGAAAATCCGTTTAACGTGCAAGTAGTGTTTAACCCTCTTGACTCACTCACAGAGATTGAACAAGCGGCGGTTAATCTTCAAAAGGCACAAACCGATACAGCACTTCAAGCGGCGGGGGCTATCGATGGAAACGACATTAGAGAGCGTATTATCACTGACCCTAAATCAGGATACAACGGAATAACCAACGAGGGCTACGAAGACATTGATTACGAAACGGAAGAGGGGGGGGGCTGAGATGCCACAAGCTAATTCCGAAGAGTCAATTCAAAAGATGGCGATGAACGGCGCACAAGTATCTTCAATGATCGAAATACTTTCAAGTGTAGCGGGTGGAACACTACCGAGAGATACTGGTATCGAAGCTCTAAAAACTGCGTTTATGATTGACGATCAGCAAGCGTCTCAAATTATGGGGAGTATCGGGGATGGGTTTAAAGCAACGACTATCAAAGAAACGTACTAAATACGTCCAACAGTTTAAGCCGACTCATCTACTCGGCACGCCGTTGGCTAATCCCGCACCACTTGAAGAGCGTTACGCGAAGACATTAAAAAAGCTCGTATCGTCCATGACCAAAAAAGTGGAAAAAGAGATCGAGAAGCTTTATAAAACACCCGAAGCCAAAACGTACTTTACACAAGATGCTTCCGTCGCATCTCAGGCTCGTATATTGATGAACTCATTGCAATCTAAGTTTGATGATATGTTCGGACGCGCTTCACAGATCATCGCTTCACGTATGGTAAACGATGCAGACAAAGCAAGCAAAAGCGCATTAGCTCAAAGCCTTAAATCAATGTCGGGCGGGTTGACGATTAAAACGAACATAAACAGCGCGGATTTGCGAGAGACGGTCAAGGGGTCAATAGCCCAAAACGTATCACTCATTAAATCGATCCCCGCCGAGTATCTCCAAAAAGTAAGCGGTGCAGTTTTTAGATCGGTAACATCTGGTCAAGGAATGGCAGACTTAAAGCCACAGATTCAGAAGTACGGAGACATGACAGATAGACGGGCGAAGAATGTCGCACTCGATCAGACACGCGCCGCATATAATAGCATTAATGCGGATAGGATGAGAAAGGTTGGAGTGAGACGCTTTAAATGGATTCACAGCGGAGGCGGTCTACATCCTCGTGAGGATCATATTAAAATGAGTGGGGAAACATATTCACTTGATGACCTCCCGATCATTGACCATAAAACAGGGCAAAGAGGATTGCCAGGTATTTTGCCGGGGTGTAAATGCTTTATGGTTCCTGTGATAGAATTTCAGGAAAATTAAGAGGGTGTGAAAGTTTGTTTTCAATAACATATAAATCAAAGGCTTTTGCACACTCAACATCGGTATCAAAATGACCAATGCTTATCACTTTAGAGTTTATGCATATTCTTGCCTGCCATTTTTTATTATCTTTTCTAAACCTTACTCCTCTATACCCGCTTGTATTTCTTTTGCTTAACAGCCTTGTGTTTTGGGCTTGAACATTTTTTGTAGTCCACCGACAATTCGACGGTTCATAGTTTCCATAAACATTAATTCTATCGATACTTAAATAATCTCTATGCCCATTTTTTATAGCCCAATCGTAAAATGCCTCAAAATTATTAACCCACTCATCGCAGATTTTAACGCCTGCTCCACCGTAGTTTTCAAACATTTCATAATTAGGATTATTAACACGGGTTTTCATGTTCATCCAAGCATAATAAATCTTATCATTCTTGCTTTTTCCATGCTTAGTCTTAGAGCATTTTCTGCATTTAGAATCGGGAGTTTTTAAAACTATACTCAATGGTTTTTCAAATGTTTCTCTACATTGTTCACATTGACATAAAACAAAGTTTAGAGTCGCTTTTTTATTGCCATAAACACGGGTGCCTAGATGTTGTAGTATTTTCATTGCAGGTTCCTCAACCTAAAAATTGAAAGAAGTGATAGAGGTTGAGGAGTTGTCCTATCACCTCTTTCAAGTTCTGACAAAGACATTATAGTGTATTGATTTGAAAAAATAAATTAAACTCACCATAATTACAAACAACAAAGGAGATCGCAATGCAAATTAATTCGCTTCAAGCAATAAGCGGTCGTATCGTAAAAGAAGATAGCTCATTCATAAATATAGCGGATATTATCGCAATGGCTATCGACCCAATGAATGGGGTTTTTATTGTTGACGAAGAACAGCACGCTATTCACGAAGGTAATGCGTATAGTTATTCGACGCACGGAACAATTAATGCGGGAGCGTCGCTTACACTACTTGGAAGAATTGGGAATAAGCAAGTCCATTTTGATGGAATGAATGTTGATTTTCAATCGGGGGGAGTTCTCTTAGAATTTTTGGAAGCCCCGACCATCACGAACGTTGGAACAGCTCAGACCGTGAGACGAAAAAACAGAGCTACTGTTAAGGATAATGTATTAGATGTATATTTGGGCGCCACTACTACAGGAGGAACAATTGTATTCGATTCATTGCCTCCTATAGTATCTGGGCAAGGTAATAAAACGGAATCGGCTTCTAGCGGGGTAGTAAAAGGTTGGGTGCTAAAAGCAAACACTGACTATATTATGAAATTTACAAATACAAACGCGGTATCAGTTACATTTGATGCAAATTTTGGATGGCACGAGTCATCAGTTATTTTAGCGTAAAGGAACATTAGTGAGCGCACGACAAATGGACGGAAATGGATTTTTTGAAGTAAAGCGTAATCCTATTTCAAAAGTAGGGGTATTCCCCTACTCTGGCAAATCAATCGGAGCGGATGATAGTGACAGAATTTATAACGTGTATCGTCCCGCTGAGGAATTAAGCTCTGATGAGTGTGTAAGTTCTTTCAAACTTGTGCCGTTCGTTGATGAACACGCAATGCTTGGCGCAGATGCAATGCCCGCAGAACAAAAAGGCGTTCACGGAACGACTGGAGAAGATGTATTTTTCGAGGGCGATGTCCTATATTCAAACCTAAAAGTATTCAGCGATGCACTCGCCAATCTCATAGAGGGAGGAAAACGGGAACTCTCGTGTGGATATCGTTGTGAATATGAATTTGCCACAGGGGAGTATAACGGTGTAGAATATGACGCGATACAACGAAATATTCGAGGTAACCATCTTGCATTAGTGGAAGAGGGTCGTATGGGCAAAGAGGTCGCCGTGCTTGATAGCATGGTTTTTACATTTGACGCAAAGGAGTTTACTTTGGAAAACGAAGAAACAAAAGTAGAAGAAACAGCGAAAGACGCTGAAATGGTCGAGGGAAGTGTAGAGGAGCGTTTGGCAAAAATCGAAGCGTTGCTCACTAAGCTTATCCCTCTTGAAAAAGAAGAGCACGGCGCGGCACTTGACGCTGAGGTAAAAGCAGAAGACGCGGAAGTTAAAGCCGAAGATGCAGAAGTCAAGGCGGAAGACAAAACGGGTATGGACGCGGCAGAAATTCGTCAAAGCGTTTTCAAAGAAATGGCGCAACGTGACGCTCTTTATGCAAAAGTATCCCCAGTGATCGGATCATTCGACCACATGGAAATGGGCGTAAAAGAAATGGCGGCTTATGCGGCTAAAAAGATCGGTTTGGCGTTTGATAGCGTTGAAGCGGTAGAGGGTTATCTTGCGGGTCAAGCATCGGCGAAAGTTGTTGCATCGACTGGTATGGATAGCGCAAAAAACCAAGACGCACTCGCGTACATTGAAGGAGCGAAATAATGCAAGCATCAGTATCATCGGCTCAGGGATTCGGAGTAGTTGGAGAAAGATTCTCTAATGGTCCAGTACGCACTAAGCCTTACACATTAGTATCAACACCACAAACAAACGTATTCGGTAAAGCATTTACCGTTACATCGGAGGGGATCGCACAAGCGGGCGGGACAGGCTTTTTTGCAGGTATCTTGATTAACCCTAAAAACCATGCTTTAAGCGGATTGACCGCTTCTTTAGTTCTTCCCGATCAAACAGAGGGTGAATTACTCACTATGGGAGATGTTGTTGTTTCTCTTGGAGCGTCTGCGGATATCGGATATAAGGTAACTTATAATACTACTACGGGCGTATTGTCCTCAGCAGTTGAAACGGCTATCTTTACAGGTACTATCGACGACGGAGCGGCTCCGGGTGCGGGTACAGTTCTTACTGTTTCCGCTGTAACTCAGGGGACTATCGCAGTCGGTCAAATCATTAGCGGAACTGGTATTACATCAGGTACTCGTATTACTGCACTCGGAACAGGTACGGGCGGAACTGGTACTTATACAGTATCAATCAGCCAAGAAGTTGCAAGTGGTACTATCACGACTCCAAACGTCGCTCCGTCTGGTTACGCATTTGTTCCTAATGCTCGCGTTGTTCGTTATACCACAAGCGGTGCTGGTCTTGCAGTCATCGAACTTACAAACTAAGGAGAGCTGAATAATGGCAGTTTCTAAACAACGTTCTTTCATAGCGGCGCGAAATGTTGCGCCGTTGGACTACTCAAAAATCGGTATGGATGGCTTAGGGCTTATCGGTATCGGCGTGGATGCTCGCACAGCGTCTAAAATGATGTCGGCTATGGATGCTCTCGAAGCAACCGTTACCACAGGAAGCGTCACAACTCCCGTTCAGTTCCTCCAAGCATGGATGCCGGGCTTTGTAAAAGTCGTAACAGCGGCGCGTAAGATTGACTCACTCATTGGTGTTCAAACAATCGGAACGTGGGAAGACGAAGAAATCGTTCAGCCAATCTTAGAGGTCACTGGTTCAGTATCTCCATACACTGGCGCATCAACTGGGAACTATTCTTCATGGAATGAAAATTTCGAGAAACGCACTGTTGTCCGATTCAAAAACGGAATGCAAGTTGATTCTCTCGAAGAAGCTCGCGCGGGTCGTGTTCAAATGAACGCAGGTTCTAATAAACGTGAGGGTGCTGGTCTTGCTTTGGAGATCAATCGTAATGAAATCGGTTTCTACGGTTACAATGATGGAGACAATAAAACATACGGTTTCCTAAATGATCCTGGACTCGGAGCATACGCAGACGTTGCGGCAGGTGTTGGAGGTACATTCTGGAGTGAAAAAACATTCTTAGAAATCACAGCTGACCTTAACGAAATGGCTTCTGCTCTCCGTACTCAATCAGGAGACTTGATCGACCCTTATGATACTGAGTGTACTCTAGCGGTTGCTACTTCGGCAGTAGGGTATCTTGCTACTACCAATGAGTTCGGCACTAAGTCGGTCAAAGAGTGGATTCGTGAAACCTATCCGAAATGGCGTGTAGAGTCTGCTCCTCAACTTGACGCGGCAAACGGTGCGGAAAATGTTGTTTATCTTTATGCTGACAAAATGGCTGACGGCTCAACCGATGGAGGGATTGTTTTCGCTCAAATGGTTCCAACTCGTTTCCAAGTTCTCGGTGTTCAAAAACTCGATGACGGTTACCGTGAAGCATATACCAATGCTACGGCAGGGGTAATGTGTAAACGTCCGTGGGCGGTCGTCCGTCGTTCGGCAATCTAAGTCGGTGGGGCTTCGGCTCCATCTAATCGTATCGTTTAACTGAGTGGATACCAGAGCCGTCCACTCTCCTAAGCGTGGCTCTTAATAAAAACAAAGGAAACATTATGCCAAGTCACATTTACTCAACACTCACAGCAGATCAAGAATATCGCGGATATAACGAGGGAAAAGTTAAAACCGTAAAATGGAAAGTAGTCATTAAAGGCGGTGCAAACCTTGCAGGTAAAAACCTCATTACCCCTATGGGTGTATTAACAACCGTCACCGATGAAGAGATGGGATTGCTCGAAAGTAACGCATCATTCAAACGTCACGTTGAGCGCGGATTCATCACCGTTGAAAAGAAAAAAGTTGACGTAGAAGATGTCGTTAAAAACATGAAGAAAAAAGACAAGTCAGCCCCTAAAGTAGCGGAAGATTTTAAAGACGCTCCAATCGTAAACAAAGGCGAATAAATGGCAACGATCCCGCTATCCGTTTCGAACTTTCGGACTATGTTCCCTGAGTTCGTAAACGCTACCACCTATCCCGACGTAATGATCGAAATGAATTGGTCAATCTCGACCTCATATATCAGCGCGGAAGATTACGGATGGTTAGCGGGAGACGCGAGATCAAACGCTCTTTATTTTTTAACTGCTCACATGACAAAATTAGGGGCAATGATCGCAAACGGTCAAAACCCCGCTTTGGTAAGCTCTTCGTCAATCGACAAAGTGAGCATTTCAACAACTCCGCCACCAGTTACAAATCAGTTTCATTGGTGGCTCTCATTAACGTCTTATGGCGCGACACTCCTCGCACTATTACAGGTTAATGCAATCGGCGGGTTTATCGTCGGCGGAACTCCTGAGCGTTCAGCGTTTCGCAAAGTGGGCGGGATATTTTGAAGGTAATCGTTAAGCACGGAATAGACCTATCCAAGATCATATCCGACATTAACAGCGCACGTCTCCAAGTAGGTTGGGGAGAAAAGCAACGATACGACGATGGAACACCCGTTGCAGTAGTCGCCGCTACCCAAGAGTTCGGAAGTCCTGCAAAAAACATTCCCCCACGTTCGTTTATGCGTACCTCATCAATAGAGAAAGCCGAAGAGTGGAAGACCCTTATAGGTCAAGGAATGAAGACGGTTATGAATGGGGCGAATAGCACCGCAAACGTGTTTGAGATGGTCGGGCTAAAAGTGGCGGGAGACGTTCGGGAAAAGATCGCTACGATAACATCCCCCGCACTCGAACCGTCAACTATCAAAGCACGTATTCGAGGGCGTAAGGTTAGAAACGCAGGGACAGCCACTAAGCCACTCGTTGATACTGGGTATATGCTCAACTCTTTGACGAGCGAGGTAACGTCTAAATGATGGGGAATATCCTCGCTCAGGCTATGACGCTTATACCATCTCAATCGTGTTCATATTACAAATTTGAAGCAAGAACATTAAATGATATTGGGCTATGGACAAGCACTTACGAAGATCCTATTGCAATCAAAGCATCGATTCAAGCGGTGAACCGATCAGTGTACGAAGCAAACGGGTTAGACTTCAATAAAAAGTACGTCACTATTTTTTCACAAACTCCATTTACCGATATTGATCGCGACATCTCATCCGATAAGGTGACATACGGAAACGAAACGTATCAACTACTTAATCGTATGGACTGGCAGGGATACGATGGCTGGAATTATATAATGGGGGTAAAAATTGACTGATAATGACCTCATAAGATTGTTTTTGCCACTTGTAAATGCTGGGCTTGTAACATATGGATACACAAATGTATTAGTGCCACAAGCAGATCAACCAACGAAACAAGGAACCCCATCGTCTCCATCGGTACATTTTTATAAACTAAATGATAAACGAATAGGAAGCCCACAGCGGAAAAGCACTTGGAACAGTTTAACGTCGGTTATGACCGATACAGACATTCAAGTAATGGAAGGGTACTGGCAAGTATCTACTCTGGTGAGACAGCCGAACACATACACCGCCTCGGATTTAGCGAATGCCGTCGCCATGATTATGCAGACATCGAAGTTTATTGAGACATTGAAAGCATCGGGCGTTGGTATCCTAAGAATCGGAGAGGTGCGCAACCCGTACCTACAAGATGATCGGGATCAATACCAAGCATCACCATCGTTCGACTTCATCATATCTTATTCACGCAATCTCTCATTAGTGGGAGCGAAGATCGATGCGATTGAGTTTGACGCAAAGAGAGTTTAAAGGGTACTATTGTGCCATCATTAAAAATCACATAAAGGGATAACATGGCGATTTCATTTACCAAGTACGTAGATATTACGTCAGGAGTTGGAGGCGGTGCAGGTGTTCGAGAACGTGAGCTAATCGCGCGAATTTTCACTACAGATACAGCCTTAGCAGTCGGTACAATGGCGGAGTTTGATACACTCGCAGACGTTGGAACATTGTTCGGCACAGTTTCGGAAGAATATGAGCGGGCGGAGTTCTATTTTGGATGGGTGAGTAAAAATATCACTGCACCTAAAAAGATCAGTTTCGCACGTTGGGACGATACACCAGTAACAGGCGAAACAATCACGGAGATTTTAACGGCGACCACAGAAGCCAATAATAACTTCGGTTCATTTTGTTTCACTACTACTGCGGCATTGACTGTAGATGAGGTTGAAGAAGCGGCAACGTGGGTTAATGCTCAAAATGTCCGTTATCTTTTCAGCTCATCAGTTGCTTCTTCTGTTGCGTCGGCATGGTCGGCGGCATTGATCGGATATGCGGGTACTGCTCTCACACTTGATGAGATCGCGGACGAATACCACGAAATGATCCCGATGATTATTTTGGCGGCAACTGATTACGCAAAACGTAACAGCGTTCAAAACTATATGTTTCAACAGTTCCCGACAGCTACACCGACGGTTACCACCACTACGTTATCAAATACGTATGACGGGCTTCGTGTGAACTACTACGGACGCACTCAAACAGCGGGACAAAACATTGATTTCTATCAACGCGGTGTATTAATGGGTGGAGCAACTTCTCCAGTCGATATGAATACCTACGCTAACGAAATGTGGCTTAAAGACGCGGCGGGTGCGGCGATTATGTCGTTGTTCCTTTCAATGCCTACCGTATCGGCTAACGCTAAAGGTCGGGCGCAACTATTGAGCATTATCCAATCGGTCATTGATCGCGCATTATTCAACGGTGTAATCTCGGTGGGTCGTGTTCTTAACACTACTCAAAAACTTTACATCACAAACATCACGGGCGATGAGTTGGCATGGCATCAAGTGCAATCAATTGGATATTGGGTTGATTGCGTAATTGAGAGTTATGTTACGACTGATAGCCGTACAGAATACAAAGCATCGTACACATTATTGTACGCCAAAGATGACGTAGTTAGAGCGACAACTGGCTCGCACATTTTAATATAAGGAGAACAGCATGGATATCTCAGGTTTTGGATTAGTTCTAAACGTAAAAGCCTCCGTAACATTCCCCGCAGGTTTTGCGGTGACTCAGTTCGCGGATGATGGTGACTCTTTGAGTTTTGATAATATGGACATTGCTGACGCGGCGATGGGATTGAATGGTGACTTGGTAACATGGAGCAAACCCGCTCCATTATCGGTTCCTATCAATGTGATCCCCGATAGCGACGATGACAAAAACCTACAAGTATTGTTTGAAGCTAACCGCGCAGGTAAGGGCAAACTTCCCGCTCGCGACTTAATCACTTTTACAGTGGTATATCCCGACGGCAAAGCAAAAACCTTAACCAACGGTAAACTAACAAGCGGTGCGCCGTCGAACAGTGTAACAAGTGCGGGACGTATGAAGTCTAAGCAGTACACATTCAAATTCGAAAATATAAATTAATTTTTTCTACATTGTTTTTAGATATAATTACAATGTAGAAAGATTATGCGAGGGGTTGTCTACCGCCTCCTCAGCATCAACCCTTCACATAATTTTATAAGTCTGAGGAGACTTCAATGATTACGCAAGAATTCCTAAAAAGTATTTTTCAGTATGACAAAGATACTGGGCATTTTATCAGAATAAATGGGAGCAATCACACAAAAAAGAATGTGGTATTAGGCTCTAAAAATAATCATGGATACATAAATATATGTATTAATGGAAAAATGAGATCAGCCCACAGATTAGCATTCATATATATGAATGGGAATATAGGCGATGGGCTTCAAGTAGATCATATAGATCACAATAGGAGCAATAATGCATTCTCCAATCTGAGGCTTGTAAGCAGAAAGCAAAATATGAAGAATCAGCGCAAAAGAAGTACAAATACAACTGGTCATACTGGGGTGCTATGGAATAAACAAAACCAAAAATGGCAAGTTATGGTGTGGAATGGAGTTAAAAATATCCATTATGGGCTTTTTGTAAACAAAGAAGATGCAATACAAAAAAGAAATGAAGTGTATAATGCTCACGGGTATCATACAAATCATATATCAGATAAATAAAAAGGACATTACGATGATAAAACCAAAGGCTCTGGAAATTATCGACATCGACGGCGTTGAACGAAAGTTTATTATTACACGGTTTCCCGCGACGAAAGGGATGGAAATTCTTTACCGTCTCCCAACTTCTGGGATACCTACAATCGGAGATTTTGAAGCGTTAAAAGTAGTGCGCGATGATATTTTTAAATACATTTACGCTACTACCGACGGCGGGGATATCGCACTATCAACAAGCGCTCTAATTGATAACCACGTCGGAGATGCTGAAACAGCGGTAAAACTAATGGGGGCGATACTAACGTACAATTATTCTTTTTTGGGAAAGATCGTTTCGGGCGGTTTTCTCGAATCGGTAACGGCGAAAATCCCCGCTATAGCGTCGAAACTATTGATCCAATTCAAGGATGCGTTATCGGAGAAAAATACGCGACGATCCAAGAAATAAGAACAATATATGACTTTGAGGATTTGATACAAATGTATGAAATTATCATAGTCAATCGAGCTAATGAATACTTAGCAATCGAAAAAGCCAAAAAACAAAAATAGGGGCTTTGCCTCTATCCTCCTTATGTGTTACAATACCCTCAATTAAATAATCGGAGCTTTTTAAAATGGCTGTATTAGATACTTTTTTCCTAATGTTTGAGGCTGACGCAAGCAGTCTTAACGATGGTGTCGAAAAAGCCAAAAAGAATACCGATCAACTCGAAAGTAAATTAAAGCTCGCCGACATTGCGGGCGGTAAGCTCGGACAATCCTTTACCAATATGTTAGCAACTGCGGGAGGTGCTATGATAGCCATCTTCTCCGTCGGTGCTATGACTTCTGGTATCGCGGGGGCTATCGATTACGCTGACGCTCTAAATGACTTATCAAATGGACTTGGAATTGCTACGGAAGATTTAGACTCATGGGGTAAAGCCGTGAAAATGTCGGGCGGTACTGCTGAGGAGTTTCAAGGCACGTTATCCACCATGTCCGCTGATTTTGCCATGATTGCCACTAAAGGCACCTCACGGATGCTTCCATTTTGGAAAGAGCTTGGAATCAACGTAAAAGACTCCACAGGTAAAATGCGCGAAGTCTTAGACGTACTCCCAGAGCTCGCCGACAAGATGGCAGGGTTAAGCAAACAAGAGTCTATTGGTATGGGTCGGAAGCTTGGATTAGATCAAGGTACTATCATGTTGCTACAGCAAGGTAGACGAGAAGTAGAAGAGCAGATTAAACAGCAAAAAGAAATGGGAGTTGTCACCGCCGAACAAGCGAAACAAGCGGGGGAGTTCAACGACGCACTCGATCAACTGTCTATGAATTTCAGAGGTATGTTTATAAGCGTTGGAAGCTCTTTAATCCCTGCCTTTAGATGGGTAGTAGATACCTTGACAACGGTTGTTGCTTTTTTTAAAAAACATTCTGACTTCATGACGGGATTATTTATCGCGCTCGGTGCCGCTATTATGGTTTTCTTAGTGCCTCCACTATTGACCGCCGCAGGTGCCGCACTCGCCGCTTTTGCCCCGTTCCTTTTGATGGGTGCCATTATCGCAGGTGTAGCAGTAGCGTTCGCACTCCTATATGATGACGTTATGAACTTTAGAGCGGGGAATGAATCGCTTATTGGTGACTTATATGCCAAATATCCATTCATTAAAACGCTTATAGATGGCATATCCGAAGCATTTACAAACATGAAAGAGATTGCCGTTGAGGTTTGGGGCTTGCTCAGTGATCTCGTAACTCTTGCTGGGGTAAAGGTTAAAGAGTTTTGGGATGGAATGGGTAATGGTATTAATTGGTTTAAAGAGACGTTTCCGATGCTCTTCTCAATCATTGAAATGTTTAGCACCGTTTTTGGAAATGTGTTTAATGCTATCTTGGATATGTTCTTTTCATTGATCGGAACAATCGGGGACGGGCTAAAAGACGTACTCAGTGCAGTCGGGATCGATGTCTCAATGGATGGACTAAAAAATGCACGTTCACAAGTTCAAGCGGCGGCGGGTAATCCTCTGAATAGTACGACTTCAAACGCGATAAGCAATAGTAAATCAACAACCCAAAGCGCGAATGTTACGGTCGGCAAGATTGAGGTTAAAACGAAAGCTACAGACGCAGATGGTATCGCCAAAGCAGTCGGAGGATCGATGCAAGCACAGTTAAAGAAAGCAACCTCAAACTATGATGATGGAGTAAGAGCATGAAAATGATTTCAAAAGATGGTAAATTATACGTACAAACTGAGAATAAAGATATCGGTTTAACTTACTGGAAGTTTTTAGGAGTTGAGTTTACAAGTATAGGTGAGGTATCGATACTTAAAATTTTCGGAGTTTCTGTTTATGGAAAAGTGGGATATGCACACTTTTTGCTCGGTCTAACTTGGAGATTAGATAAATATGAATAATACTGTCCTATCCTCAGCCTCTCAGGATGTCGTAGGGGTATTCGATCAGAAAACTTTTAACCAAGTATTCACCGATGCCCGACCAATGAAAGCAAAGGTAAACGAGACGGCTTCCGTAATGTCTCACCCAGTCGAGGATGGCACGAGCGTAACCGATCATAAAGTTATCAATCCGGTAGACATTGAGCTATCTATGATTATCGACTCGTCCGATTATCGATCAGTTTATAAAACCATCAAACAGCACTTTATTAAATCGACGCTCTTAGTCGTACAAACTCGCACTGACGTTTATCGATCTATGATAATCTCAGCAATGCCACACGACGAAGACCCCGCCATATTCGACAGTGTGACTATAGCCGTTAAACTTGCAGAGGTTAAATTTGCCACTTTTACACGGGGAAGAGTTCCGACGGTATCGAAGCCAAAAGACGATAAGAACTCCAAAACACAAGACACTGGGAAAAAGCAACCGACGGAAGCCACAAACGCAGGCAAAAAACAATCTATTCTTAAAGGATGGGCGGGATGATCGATATCGTAGTGCAAGCCATACCCAATCAGTCATTTACGTTCACGGCGGATGATACCTCTTTCAATGTGACACTAAAAACAACGAATGACCGCACCATAGCTGATTTTGTAATAAATGATAATATAGTGATAAATGGTATCCGAGTAATGCCAAATAAGCCGATCATACCATATCCATATTTAGAGCATGGAAATTTCTTTTTTGTCTCAAACGGTGAGACATATCCTTTTTATGCTGATTTCGGAATCTCCCAAAATCTCGTATATCTCAATGCGGCGGAAATGAATGATTACAGAAATTGACCCGCGTATCGTCCGTGTAGGAATTGAAGTTCGAGGGGTAATTAAATATTATACCGACCTACAAATTCAAGCATCGGGGACAAAGTACGCCAACGCTACAGAGAACGAGTGTGAGGTTAAAATCACTAACTTATCAAAAGATACGCGCGACTACATTCTGACTGAAACATCACCATTCATTAAATCAAAAGACCCTAAGCGATTGATACTCGAAGCGGGTCGGGTATCTACGGGTACAAGTGTTGTATTTGTTGGGGATATTATCTCGGTTGTACCGTCTCAGCCCCCAGATATTCAATTAACAATCAAGGCGGCGACGGGTTCAACAAAAAAAGGCGATATTGTCACACGATCAAAATCAGAATCTACCCCGCTATCAAAACTCTCAAAAGACGTAGCGAATGACTTAGGACTTAAATTGCAGTTTCAAGCTAAAGAGAAAAATATCGCTAATTATTCCTTTGCAGGTGGGAACCTAAAGCAAGTGGACGAACTCGGACGAGCGGGCGGAGTAAATGCTTTCGTCGATGATGGCACATTCGTAGTAAAAGATTACAATGTCGCCTTAAATGGGAAGAGCCAAGTCTTAAACATGGAAACGGGGATGATCGGGATCCCCGAAATATCAGAGCACGGCGTGAAAGTAAAATATCTCTACAATAATGATTCAGCAATCGGGGGAGCATTGATTGTTCAAAGTAAAATCAACCCTGCCGCTAATGGCACGTATGTAATTTATAAGCTCAATTTCGACATAGCGAACCGCGACAATCAATTTTATTTAATCGCTGAGGCTAAAAGACTATGAACCCATCAGTTCCATCCATTGACCCTGCGGACGAGGGCGACCTAATTGGTGCATTCCGCCATATTTTAGGAAAGTTTCTGCAAGGGGTAGACGATATGCTCCCCGCGCAGGTGATAAGCTATGACCGCACAACGAATCGCGCCGTAGTTCAACCTCTCGTTATGTTGCTCACAACCGACAATAAGACCGTACAGCGTCCCGCCGTTGCGTCGGTTCCAGTTATCCAATACGGGGGCGGTGGGTTTGTCGTATCGGCTCCGATAAAAGCGGGTAATCTTGGATGGATTAAGGCGAATGATCGGGATATATCCCTATTCTTGCAGTCATTCAATAACTCATCACCGAATACAATTAGAAAGCATAGTTTTTCTGATGCGGTTTTCATCCCCGACGTAATGACCGGATACACTATTGACGGAACCGATACGGACAACCTAGTTATTCAATCGCTCGACGGATCAACAAAAATATCTGTAGGTGATGCTGGCATCAAATTGGTAGCTGTATCGGTAGAGATTACGAGTAGCACACTAACCCATAACGGAAAGAACATAGGTGAGACTCATACTCACTCGGGCGTAACAGTCGGAGCATCTAACACAGGAGTACCAAATTGATAACATTAGGAACCAATAACAATAACGATTTATACATCGCGCCAAACGGTCAATTAGCCATTAAGTCGGAGCTATCTGCTCTCGCGCAAACGTGCGAACACGTCGTTAAAACAATGATGGGGGAATTAATCCTACAAGGCGACACAGGTATCCCAAACTTCCAATTAATATGGGGAGGAGCACCGAATATCGCACAGGCTGAAAATGCAATCCGCGAATCATTGCTTAATGTGATCGGGGTCGAGGATGTAACCGAACTTTCCGCATTTGTAAGTAATAATAAATTCGTTTACAATGCTACTATAAAAACAATTTACGGGGAGGCTTCTCTTGCCTTATAATTACGTCGCACACACTGGCATAATTGTCCCCGATACCGATACCACTTTAACCGAAGTCCAAAATGAATGGGCGGAGGCGTTCCCAAATATTGACTTAACACCATCTACCCCCCAAGGCGTTATGATTACTGCGGAAGTTTTGAACCGTGATGGATCGGCACGATTGGCGGCGGATGTTGCTAATCAGATTAACCCAGACTATGCGGGAGGAATTTTCCTCGATGCCATTTGCGCTCTAAGCGGTATCACTCGTATATCGGCTACATTCTCAACTGTTACGGCTTCATTGACTGGTACACTCGGCACGGTAGTCCCCGCAGGTTCTATCGCTTCAACACTTGCGGGGGATCAATTTGAGCTTATAAGTGCAGTAACAATCCCAAATGATGGAAATTTTCAAGCAGTCGAAGTGGGGGCGGTACCGTGTGCTATCGGAGAACTTACTCAAATAGTTGATACTGTTTTGGGATGGACGGGCATTACCAATGCAGTCGCCGCAACACTTGGAACTACCCAAGAGAGTGATTTGGCTTTATGGTCACGTCGTCGCAAAACATTAGCGGCGCAAGGGGTAGGAACAGATGAGGCGGTAATATCAGGGCTTTATCTCACCGATGGAGTCCAATCCCTTGTGTTTCGTGAGAACGTAGAATCAACTACCGAGATAATCGATGGTATATCAATGAAGCCTCACTCTATTTATATATGTGTAAACGGCGGAACCGATGCAGACGTAGCCCGGGCAATCCTTGATAACCGATCAGGTGGAAGCGGGTTTAACGGAGGTACAACCGTACCAACCACAGCTACAAGCGGTCAAGTGATTAATGTTCAATTTGATAGACCCACCTCTATTCCATTCCTTGTACGAATTACAGTTCGATTAAATGGCGCGGCGGGGGATGTTTCAAACAATATTCAAACGAACATTTTAAACTGGTCTAATGGGTTAATAGCGGGAGAGGATGGCTTGGTAGTAGGTGGAGATATTTCGCCGTTTGAGATAGCGGGAGCCGCTTCACAAATCACGGGCGTGTATGTCGTAATGTGTGAGATCGCTTTGGCATCAACTGGAATTTATCAAGCAACAGAAATTCCAATTGCCATTGATGAAATAGGCACATTAAACGTATCTTCTATTTCGGTAATAACAGTATGACAGTACAACAGTTCGATTTTTCTGTTGACGTACTCCAAAGTTTGATTTGGCAATACAACGACGCGACCGCACTTCAAATACTCATTGAAAAAAAACAAGACTGGATTAATTCGAATTGGCGCGACTTTTGGGATAATTGGTATCAGGACGTTTTCGATATAAGAACCGCCAATGATTTTGGTTTAGCAGTATGGTCTAAAATATTGGGGGTTCAATTTACTATTGCTGAGGAACTTCCTACGGTTGTTTTTTCTTTTGATGGTGGAGGGCAAACTTTTGATAATGCGGGTTTTTTAACTGGCGGGTCGCTCGTTTTGACTACAGAACAAAAACGCACTATACTTCAACTCAGATATAGACAGATGACTTCCAATGCTACCGTTGATGATATTTATTTAGCGGTATCTCAGATATTATCGGGTGGTGGATTAATAGATAATCTCGATATGTCTATGACGTTGACACTTGCTAATTATCCAGACTCTTATGAGCTTTTTATTTTGGATAATTATGAGTACATCATACCAAGACCAGCAGGGGTTAAGTTTAACCGACGCTTTGGTTATTCAAATTGGTTTGGGTTTGAAGGATCAGGCGGTCAATCTTTCGATAATTCATCTTTTGGAGCGTAAATATGCAAAAATTCTTTAAATATAAATGGGCGGTAGACGGTGAAACAACGGCTGTTCCTAATGCGGTCGATCCGTCAGGATATGTTTCATATCGGCAAGGATACGGTGCTGACTATTCCCGTGTGTATGGCACTGACCCATTGGCGAAAGCCCCTGAGCGTGTTAAGCTTAATGCTGTACTTCAAGATATTACGGCAGAGCTTCAATCGTTGCAAGTTCATGGATATCCTGATTACATCACGTCAGCATTAAATGACGGAACTGCTTATGCTTACGATATCGGAGCAGTTGTGAGATGGACTGATAATAAAAACTATCGAAACACCGTAGCAGGTAATACAAATGATCCAAGTGTATCAGGGTGGGAAGTCAACGGAGACACCTCTAATCTTGCGCCAAAAGCTAACCCGGTATTCACTGGCACTGTATCGGTTGAATCTTCTATTGTATTTGAGGGTGCAACTGCTGATGCTTATGAAACAACATTAACAGTAACAGACCCAACAGCAGATAGAACAATTACTCTTCCTAACGAAAGTGGCACAGTAGCATTATTATCCACGGTTTTCAGCGCATACCAAACAGCGGCAAGCACATCACTAACTACAAATACCAATACAAAGGTTCTACTCACTACAGAAGAATTCGATACAGATGCTCAATTCGATGCTGCAAACTCAAAATTCCAACCAACAATCGCAGGGTATTATCACATTGATGCTACAGTACGATTCGGTGCCGCTTCATTTTCTGGGGAAGCATCCGCACAACTTTATAAAAATGGTGCAGGTTATAAAATAGAAATAAAAACCCCAGTAGCAACAGCAAATAAACACTATTCTACTATTTCTGAAGAGGTATATATGAATGGAACTACGGACTATCTTGAACTTTATTGTATTGCAAACGGTACGACATTAGTAACCGTAGGTGGAGGAACTACGTCCACCAGATTCAGTGGATATTTAGTAAGGAGAGCATAATGCACGATCAATTAATTTTAATATATCCTGACTTGGATATTGAGATCGAAAAAGGAAACATCGAGCTACGAAACGATGGAGAAGGTGATTATATCGCCAAATGGGATATTTTGTTCCCAGAGCCTACAAAAGCAGAGATTGACGCAAAAGCAATTGAGGCACAAGCGATTCAGCTGAATAATTCTAAATGGAATCAGGTAGATGATTTTAAAAACTCACTTACTGTAACCGTACAAAGCGGTCATAAATTTGCCGCTAATCCATCAGCACTTTTAAACATAGGGTTTAAATTGCTTAACCCTATTCCACAAGATGCTATAAATTGGGTAGAAGATTGGGAGACATTTACTACCTCAACAGTAGAGCTTCAAGAAGTTCTAAATGAAGAATACCGATTAACCCAAGAGTTCATTAATTTAACATTTGGAGCAGTATAATGAGAATAGTTGCACTTGTAGATAACGATCATCTTGGGCTTGTAGCTGAGAATGAAGTTATAGGGGTTAATGATGCTACGGCTTCGGCACTTTTCCATCTCGGATACGTTAAGAAATACGACGATACAAAGCCTACAGTGGGTAAAAGCGTAAATAGATATGAGCCTCTTTCATATCCTCCTGAACGTCAAGTATTCCACAATGACAGCGTGTATATCTCAAACTGCCAAACTTCTAATATATGGGTATCGAGCGAGTGGGATTGCTTAGTACACGGAACAAATGCGGGATAAGGGGATATAGTGAATCTTGAATCGGAAATCCACGCTATCAATCAACAACTTTTAGTTATGGGGATCGATATCGCTACAATAAAAGAGCGTAACAACTCATACTCAAAAGAAAAAGATGAGTTGTCAAAAGTGGTTAAGTCTCTTGAGGAAACTATCAGCGCACTAAACACTACGATCACAAAAAAAGAGGGTTTCCAAGATGGTAGAAGTTGGGCTATTAAAAGTATTTGGTCTGTAGTTGGTGGAATAGTTGTATTATGGTCTATCTGGATGACTAATAGTGTTGTATCCAATAACGCAGATATCGCCAATTTAAAAAGCCAAAAAGAGATAAAGAAATGACCCCTGATCTTTCACAATACTCACATATTGATAGTAAGTACATTTTGCTATCTTTCCATTATGCACTATTGCTCATCAAGTTATACTCGGTTTATTTTATTGCGAATCAAATGCTTTTTGTAAGAACTCCAAATGAAAAAAATTTCATGTTTGTTTTTAAGCCTATGGAATTATTGCTATTAATTTTAAGCGTAATAATGGCTATTTCTGAATTATACTTCATAAGTTATTTTTTCGTTTATGATACAATTTTCATTTATGAATACTTAGCAATTCAAGACGAAATAGTATTTACATTCTTCACAATGTACTATCTCAGTAAAGGAGGACAGCATGGCAAACACTAGAAGCTCTGGGGCAAGTGGAAATACTCCACGACCTCGTAAATAATTTATAGGCTCCTATTAGTAGGGGCTTGTTAAATCATAAGGAGAATACATGGAAACAATTACAGGGTTTAGTAAGTATTTCACATTCGAGGAATTGACCGATAGTGATAGCCGACCTGATCTAGTAAAACAAAACCGTATTGATGCAATGAAGTTTATCGAGTCAGGTAGAAAAACGTCTATGATGATGGAAGAAGTACGCCATGAAGTATATGAGGATAAACCGTCAAAGGTAAAAAGCGGATATAGAAATCCAATCCTCAATAAAGCGATTGGAAGCATTGCAAAAAAATCTACACACATGGAATTTGAAGCGGTAGACAATATTCCTCCAATGCCATTAAAAGAAGCGTTCACAAAAATTATCACCGCACAAAAAGCAGGAAAATTGCCAAAGCTTCGCAAAGTTATTCGAGAGGATCACAAGGGTATTTTGCACATTGAAGCAAAAATGAGCGATGATGAAAAGTGCCATTTTTATACTACAAGCGATAATAAAACATTTAAGGAGATCGTGTGAATGACATTCTTACTCGTATGTTTACTACTAGTGGTGATCTGTCCTCGGGGCGCATCGGACACTATGTTGGATTAATTGCAGTCGTGATTTACACCGGATATGATACCTACGTAAATAAAAAGCTCGACCCATTTTTAGCAACATCTTTACTTAGTGCGGGTACTATCGGATATGGTATTACTAAAAGCGGTGATAAAGTAGAAATGCAAGTGCAAGGGAAAGATAATGCCACTATTCCCACTGAATAACTATAAGCTCGTAATTGGAGCATTAATAGCCATTATCGTTGCTTCACTGCTAACATGGGTATATTTACTAAAAGCTGATTTAAAAGTCGCTAAGGCTGATTATAAAGCGATTGAGAGTGCATTAACCACACAGTCAAATATATTAGAAGCAAACCGTGCAGATTATGAACGCAATTTAGCCGAAGCAAGCAAAACTAACACGGTGGTTCAAACTCGATTTAAAGACCGTGTAAAAGTAATCTACGAAATAGGAGAAAAGCATGAAGACTGTAACGGCTCTATGTATTCTATCAATCACTATAATTTTTAATGGTTGCGCTGATAAAACCGTATGCGCTCCGATACCGCAAAAGTGCCGTGTACCATATACCGAACTTCCAAAAATTGATAACTCTTTATGCGATGATAATAATTTCTCATGTATCACCGTAAAAGCTCTATATAACTATGAGGCTATGAGAGCGTATGCAGATACTCTGCTATCTAACTCTCAGGTGTGCCGATAAACTGTAAAACAAAGTCAGCATAAGCCACTTTATCGAGTGCGCTGTCATGCTTGCGGTTATATGCAAAACGGCTCATCTTCATAAGTTCTAGCATATTAGCAACGTCTACACGGTCAAGGTCAAAAACTTGCATGCCCATTTTTCTAGATAAATAAACATTCCAAAAATCAGCAATATTATCAAAGCTTTGCCCCGCATCACCGTAATCGTTTTCACGTTCTGATTGGATATTCTTAATTTCTTCACTCATAATTTATTTCTCCTTTTTTTATCATTTCATAAATAATTCTAGTGCCACGCTGAACGAATTTAACCGTCATTGATTTGTCTAACCCATTAATAATATCGTTCGGTATTAAAAAAAGGTACTTATAAAAAAACTGTAACCAAGTATTGAATGGCTCTTTATAATAATCTGCCATCCATTGCGCTAAGTCTCTAACTCCTACGCCTAAATCATCAAAGATAAAATATAGTTTATCAGTAGCATATAGCCAAGTTTTGCGCTCTAATTGACCTTTATATTCAAACTTATCGGTATCAATATAGATTCGTCTATTATACACATGATACCATTCAGGAGGAATACCGTTTGCTAAAAAATAAGCCGTTCTCCTTGATTGGATAGTTTTACGATTCATGTTATATCTTTCACACGCATCATCAATTAGTATTAATCCCATAACTATCTCTTACAAAACTTTGCAACATCAAGCCCATTTTCTAAGCACCATTTTATAGCAAACGGCAAAAAAGAATAAGCATTACGAGTTTTTAAAATAGTGAGAGTATTAGGTGGAAGTCTCAATGCATGAGCTACATCCTCTTGCCATACCTTAGCATCTGTTTTTTCTTGCAGGTATGCTTGTATGCGATTTATTATAGTTTGATTGTATGCGAAGTAATTAGCAACTTCGTTACGTGATTCTTTCATAAGTTGATTATTTCTCATCCCTCTACCTTTTTATGGTTTTCCATAGTAGGTTTTACTGCACGTTGGTTACGTGGTCGAATATGTAACGGTAGAATAGGTATATCGGTGCTGATACCTTCCATTTCGTTAAACTGTGCCTCACTCATAGGCTCTTGACGTTTACCGCGCATAAAAGCGCAGTATGTCTTATAGTTAAATGTGCTCATTGTTTAACCTTTGTAATATTACAATCATCTATGTGCTCATACATATAGTGATTGATGTAGTTTAGTGCATATCCAATGGATACTATTACGATAGCGAGCGATATGAGTATGGATCCTATTATGTTTATGATTTTATTCATATTTACCCCTTTATTAAGCTTAAAGCTTTTACCGACCTACTTAGTAAGCCGGTAAAAACTCTAACAAAATTCCTTTCGTTTTAAATTTGGTGGGGTTGTCCCCATATTAAAATAGTGCCACACTACGCCGTAATAGCTGACACACGACTTTATCTACCAAGGGTTAAAGGTCAAAGCCTGTGACCTGTCCTATGTATTCGGCTTGGTGATCTTTCGACTATATTGAAATGTGTAGCGACTGCCGACAACAGCCCTATACTCGCTTATGTACATTTAAAATTAATTAAATTTGTCGGTTGGTGGTCAAAGACCATATTAAAACTGAGCGCAGGTTATTTTCGCTCTCGTTTGGTTTTTATATCTTTCCCCCAATAATCATATTGCAACTTAGAATTTTCAAACTCTTCATCAGTGACATGGGCTGTTCTAACCTCAAACCCATTGGCATTACTAACCCACTGATACTCAAATAAAGGCTCACAAGGTTTGATGCGAAACTGCAACTCTTTCATTTGAGTATTGAACCATTGCCCTTCTTCAAAATACTGTAAAGATAGATTTGTATTCTCAAAATAACTGTGAAGAACATCTGAAAATTCGTGTCTATTCTCTCCACGTTGGATTATTACTTTGTCTTTGAAGAACTCATCAAGATATTCAGTAATTTTTTCAAATGTTTCACAATCATTAAAAGAATTATATAATTGTTCTTTAGTCATTTTTATCCTCCTCATAAATAGCTTCAATTTCAGGGCAACGAGGCAAAGCAGTAGACGGTATGAATGATCGGTTAAAATCAATCCACGCTTGCTTATATCCACGCAGTTCGAAGTTCTCTTTATTCTTTGCGATATTGTCAGTACGTAAACCGTTTGCATATACAGCAAGCATAACAACCGATACCCAAAATAATACCGATGCTATAATCATAATCGATAACCATGCGCTAGTCCTATTTTTCATCCTAACGCTCCTGCAATGTAATAATATGCTCCATACCCTGCAAGCAGAATAGTACCAATCATAATTGACAATTCAAGTATTCCCATATTTTCATCATCAAGAGTTTCCATTACCAATGACTTTGGATAAGTGATAGGAGTTGGAATAGGATTAATTACGTTTTGTTTTTTTATCTTACGCTCCAACCGTTTAGCATCGTTACATGCTTTACACTCACTACAGTGACCGTCTTTGTTTCGTTTCTTTTTGTAGAACTCGGTAAGCTGTTTAGGCTCATAGCATATCGTACAGTTTTTAACACCTAATATGGTATTAACTTCTTGCTGTGTAAGTAACCGTTTCATTGTTTTGCCTCCGCTCTTAGTCGTGTATATTCAGCGCATAGCTGATTCATTTCGTTTGATTGAAGATTATACTTTATTGCCGCATCAGAAAATCTTCTGCCCATATCTTCATTCAGCCATTCCGCCGCTTCTGTTACTTCTTGTCTCATATGTTCTCCTTAAAATGGTATTTCCATGGAATCGTCTATTTCAGGTAGATTCGATTCGAGTTGTTTTGTCTCATGGTGTACTGGAGCGTTTACGCCTCGATTAGCTTCATCGCTACCGTTTGCATATCCTCCGCTGTTGTTTTCTCCGTTGCCTTTTGGCTTAGATACAAAATCGAATCCCTCGACTATCATAGAGTGCTTAGATCGATTCTGACCGCTATCTTTATCGACCCATGTTTCAGTTTGAAGTTTCCCAATTAAGAAAATCTGAGTTCCTTTTTCACCTGCGTAGGTGTTGATAGTCTCAGCCATCTTCCCGAATACCGTTGCATCTATGAAGCATTGTGTTTCTTTATCTCCGAATTTCTCAGATGAAGCTAATCCCATTTTTAGGATAGGTTTGCCGTCCTGAGCATATTTCAACTCTGCATCCCGTGTTAATCGGCATAAGCCGCATACTTTAAATAACCCCATTTTTTCCTCCGTTGATTTGTAATGATGTTCTCATTTAGTTTCCTTACCAAAATTTAGCAATAAAATGAAACGCCGCATATCCTATTCCGATGACAACCGAAACTACTACTACTGCATAAACCACAAATAATAACTCAACTGTCGTAAAACCTTTTTTCATAACCTATCCTTTTTATTTAATGGCACTGAGCCATAAGACGTGACCACTCATCCTCTACGAATAAGAACTCTATATCGTTAAGCCCTGCAAGCCTGATACACCATTCAATATGTTGCATCAAAGCTAAACTATCCACTTTAGAAGTGGAAACCTTTTTATCTTCATAAACCGCATAATCCAAATTCATGTTTTTAAGAATCTGTTTTAGATCTTCCATATCATTAAAATTTTCACCCTTAATGAATGTTAGGACTTCTCCGCTTTCGGTATCAATCCATCCGTGGAACTTTAAAGAACCTACTTTACGGTAAAGTTCGGTTAGTACGGCTGAGTGGTAGAACCGATTGAAATTAGAACTGATATTCATCACCAATCCTTCAAAGCTTCAATAACTTCTTTTCGTGTTGAGTTTCCTATGTGAACTGGAAACAACTTTTTAATTCCGTTTTCTTTACAAAATCGTATCGTTTTATCAACCGACAAATGCGAATTAATCGCACCTTTTAAATGTGAAAACTCATCATTTTCTTTCGCCTCTTCGATAATCTTCAATGCAGTTTCGTAATGATGATTACATTCTATTGATGCGCTATCATAACCGACCGCACTAATTCCGTCAAGCGATACCGTATCGGTGATATGAATATGCTTTTTACCATCGTGTAAGATACGATAACCACAGTTTTCGACATCATGATAAGCGATAATAGGAGACATCATATATTCTCCTAATTCGTACACTTTGCCAAATTCGATAATGATGATTCGATCTAATTCAACACCTATTTTTAAAAGTCTATCAACAAGCCATTGACTGCATACAAACTTTATGTTTCCGTGATTTACAAAAACTTTTCGAATACAGTCTTTGTTAAAGTGATCTCCGTGGATGTGAGTAAGTAGAATAAAATCTACCTCTTCACAATATGACTTAGTTTTTGTATATGATAGCCCTAAATCAATTATTAGAGTGCCATATAAAAAGCAGTTCCCATCAGAGCCAGTATTGATAGTTTTAAACATCGTTAAAATCAATCTCCGTTACTGTTTCAGTTTCCATAGCTTCAGTATCACTAAAAGCGTCTTGTTGATGTTTAGGTGCTTGATTGGTAGATGAACGAACATCGCTTAGTGTAGCCTCTGTTTCGTCATACATACCACCTAGCTCCTCGACAAATGCTTCACGTAACCCTCGAACTAAAGCAACCTTTTCAACCATCGTTGCGCCTTTTGTAGCCCAATTTGAGTTAAGCATGCCATCATTTTTCTTTTGCGCTACTTCATCGAATGACACCGTGATATAAACTGGATGCGTCCAGTCTTTACGGTAAACTTTAGCCCATCCACCGACAAGAGTTTCATTTTGTAGCTTGAATGTACCTTTTCGCTCTTCGATGCTTCCATCTTCTTTTTGGATGATAATTCCCTGCTCTCGACCGTCAAAAGATTTGTTTTGAATTGCACGTTTTAGAATTGCATCTTTACCGACAACCATTTGAGCAGGTTGTGACCCAAATTTGATTAAGTATGCCTCTTTCAAAAATGGGTTAAGCTTACGAACCTTACAAAGCTCTGTGAACATTTTAAATTCAGGTAGTGTGATTTGAGCGTTACCGCTAACAATGTATTCTTGTACGATCTTTTGCGTGAGTTTGATTTCTGTATCGTCAATCTTATATTCGACTGCGATTTCTTTTTTTAGTGTTGTATCACTCATAACGGATTCCTTTTTCTTTCATAAATGTTTTTAACTCTGATAATTGAGCTTTTGTAGCGTACACCGTGAATGATGATTTGTAAACTTGATCTTCAGGCATCGGTTGAGGTTCTTGTTTTTCAAGTTGTGGATTGGCTTGTAATACCTCTTCGACTATTGCATCTTCTGCCTCTTGTCGTTGTTGTTGAGCGATACGTTGCGCTTCTTCTGCACGTTGTTTACGTTCAGCTTCTAATCGTTCACGTTCAGCATTTTGCGCTTTGATTTGTTCCTCACGCTGAATCTCAATGTTTGTTTCAGAGATTGAATGGTTGAGGTCTTTCGACATTTGAAACTTAGCTAAAACACGCTCTTTATTTGGGAGCGTTTCGATTGTAGCGATTGACATTTTAATGTTAGCCAAATACTCGTCAATCTCTGCTTTAATGCCTTTATCGGCTTTAGATTTGATAATCTTCAAACCCATATCGTCGAAGCTCACGAAGTCGAAAGCGTTTTGATCTTCAAAGTATTCTTTGAGTCCGTCAATTTTCAATTTCAAAATACCACTTTCAACAGTATCAACAAGATTTTTTAGTTTTAAATCAGCATCAGCAAACGGTGATTTGATTAGTTTTTTGTACAATTCGTCAAGCGCATTATAATCTTTCATAATCAACTCTTTAGCCATCATACGAGCATTTTCTAAATCTTCAAAATCTTTTTTAAGATCTGTTCGTGTTCGCTTGATTAATGCCAAATTATCCTCTGTAGGCTCTAGGCTTTCAATGTTTAACGATTGAATCTTTGCCGTTACGTTTTGGCTAATTGGTTCTAGCAACTCAAATACAATGATCGGCTTTTGTGTAACTACAATAGCTTTACTTATGTCAATATCTTCGACAACTTCTACATCTTCAATTAACTCTTTCATCCGTTTACCCTTGCATTAAATTTTTTTCATACTGTACACACGCAAATATATTAATATCATGTGTAGCATAAGTACCACTATAAGAACCTCCTGCAAACATAGGTTTGCAACTATACACTGGAACCGCAATACCACCCATAATATCAATCAAGTGAATGCAATTTGAACAGCTTATATTATTATAACCGCAGAAATCTTGTAGAGGTGTATCGCCCATAGCTTATCCTTCAATCAAATTGGCGAGTGTATCCCGCACATATTCAGCCGTCTCAGCCTTACTCATACCATAATAGTGCGAGTGAAACTTGATAGCGTTATTAAGCCCGTCAATGTATGGCTCTATTGATTTAAACAGCTCGTTTTCTTCGTGCTGTCGTTGCTCGTCTACCTCTTCTTGTTTTAGTTTTTTTATGTCGTGTTGTTCGCTCATTCGTAAGCCTTTAATTGCATTAAATTTTCATGAATCGGAGTAATTCCGAGTATCTTTCCGATTTTAATCATTCCAAGACCGAAATTTTCAGGAGGTTTATTCCCACCCATACACAAAGCCCAACCCATTAAGCCATCGCAATGGGCAAGTGCCTTTTCATCTTGTTTATATTCAAATTTTAAATTCGTAAAAACTTCTGGAAAAGTTGAAATTCCCATCTTCACATCCTCACATCGAGATAATAGCCTGTACTTTCGTCAAGCCGTCTAAGAAGCCGTAATGCTTCACCGATTGTTAGTTTTATCTTTTTTTCTTTTGTGATGTACTCTAATTCCATCATTTGGTTAAATGCTCTCATAGTATCACCTTTGCCCATCTATACATTACGATCTCAAAGATACGCCATTGTCGTGAGTGTTTAGTTTTCATTCCCTAACCTTTGCAATGATAGACAGCACAGTCGCAAAAGTTCCAGTAAAAAACATACTACAAATAGTAGTTTCAAGTCTTGTATCAAGCAAAAAATAAGATAACCAATTTCCTACCTGTAGAAGCATCCAATAATATAGGATTTCATTCCATTTCATCTTTTCCCCTTTTATATGTGGATTAAACCCACTAAATAACACAACGCTTAGAGGTATCAAACTCTATTCTCCTTGATCTCGGATAGTTCGGTGTGCTATTTAGTAAGCTCCCCCCGCAATTAAGCGAGGCATTAATCTTCTTCTTCCCATTCAGGATAAACTGTACGTTTAATATCTAACGGATTCATAGAACCTCCTTTTAAACTCTCTATTCGACACACCCGATCACCCTTGGCGATATTAACACTATCCTTGACAATGTCGGTGTGTCTAAGTGAAAGCTCTTTGAGTTGATATATAGCCATAGGACTTTCACCTATGGATAAGTAACTTTTCACTACTCGCCGTGTCATAGCAGTTTCAATGTATTTCTGTATTTGTATTTAGACATTAACACTACTGCGTCTTAAGCTATTTAGTTTTACCTAACTTACACTTTATTCCGCCACTATATACCAACTTCAAAAGCTCTAGGGAGTGATACATAACGGCTTGACTCTGGGAACCACCCCGTCGTACTGAGTTTGTTTCTATGTTTAGCCATCAGACACCGCAGGTTATCTATGTATCACTATGCAAAGCTTTTACTATCTCCCTCACATGGTTCCAACCTGAAAGATAATCATTTGATTCGCTCTTGTTACTTTGTGAGGCGAATTAAGTTTTTTGAATTTGAACTCAAACTAAATCGTTTGCGTGGGAGTAGTTTACCACACATTTCTTTAAAAACGCTTAAATACAAAATAAATTAATTACATTTGTACTATTGACATTATATATAATAAATGGTATGATTTCGTATATACATAAAAAAAGAGGTTAAAAATGATTAGTAATGAACTTTTAACAGAGTTGCTAGGATTTGAAGTATCTCATTCGCAACCAAAAGGCGAAAAAGAAATTTCAATTTTCAAAGAAGGTAGAACAGATGCTTCAAGATATGAAAACATATCTGAACTGTTATGTAAATGTAAAGAGTGGGCGGTTAAGCAGAAAATAAATGGAGTTGAAATTATTTTCGCAGTTACTCATTTTCCATATACTAACAAAGTGAGAACTACATTTAGTTACAGAGATACTTTTCACCCAGTAAAATTTCATGAAGAGAATGAGGATACAGAGTATAAATCAGTATTTAAAGCGTGTGAATGGATTTTAAAAAACAAGGAGCAAAAATGAACCTATTCCCCCCTATCGAAGTAGCAAAATATTTCGGTCTTGATAAACAAAAAGTATATCAATGGTCACGAAAGCCATCCGATCATCACTACCGTAAAACGTATGTGATTTATGAACGCCTTATGGCTAAAGAGCTAAACGACAAAGCAAATAAAATGAGCGAAGGAGCTAAACAATGATAACACGTGAAGAAGCATTACAGACGATACACGACTGCCGTATAACATCACTTGGAGAATTAGCACATGGCTATACGGTTTATCAAGCTACAGCAAACACATTGATTAATCAGCTATTCGATCAATTCGAATCTCAGTTGTCAAGCAATCCTTTACAACTTACGTGCGATGGGTGTATATGGTATCATAAAAGCACACACGATGGATGCCAAGGCCCATATTATAACTGTGTAAGAAATGCACATCTACAAGACAGATACCAACCAAAGGAAATGAAATGAATACTACACCAACAGATCATAAAATAGAGTTTATGGCGTATAGTGAAGATAATGATAAACTATACACATATAGCGAACTAGACGCTATGGACAAAGAAGGAATATTATTTTTAATTGACGTATTGCACGGTTTTGATAAAATGTATCCTATGCAACTCACCGCCCTACGCTCAATAAACGATGAGCCTATCTATAATCATATGATTGTGAAAACAAACATGGATATATTTTTTGTAGTAGATATGTTTGATTATCATAAAATGCACTTACTATCTGTGGTAGGACTCGAAATAGTCGGTAATCGCTTTCAACATAGCGAGCTTTTGGAGCTGTGCAAATGATATTTAAAATACTAAGATATAGAGAATTCGATAACGATTATGTTGCATTATGTAATGGTATTGAGGTAATAATAGACCCTTTTGTTTCTGGATGCTTTGAATACCAAACAAGAAGGACTCATATAGGAAATACGTATCAGAGCAACGGTAGATTGCCAGAGCCTTATAAAAATGTTTTCATCCCTGAAATATTAGATTTAATTGAGGAGCAATAATGAACGGCTCACTATCAGCACCACAAACTCTAACAATGAAACAACGTATCCTAGAACTACTAACGCAAGGTATCCACCTAAGTGAGTTAGAGGGCGTACACATTTACGGATTAGGCACCTCATTACGCACTCGCGTGTCTGAACTAAAAGCAGACGGTCACAAAATCAAAGACTATTTCGTAGAATCTGCGAGTGGTTCGAGATATAAAAAATACTGGATTGAAAAGGAGGTAGAATGAAATATATAGCAACGATAAGCTTTGGGAAAGATAGTACAACTATGTGTGATTTACTATTAAAAAATGGATACCCAGTTGATTATATAGTTTTCAACGATACGTTAGATGAATTTGACCTTATGTATGCATATAAGCAAAAAGTGGAACAATACTTTTTACAAAGATACGGAAAAGAAATTATTACACTAAAGCCAAATAGAAATTTTAATGATAGTGTTCTTCGTATCGTAAAAAATTCATCCGATAAGTCAAGAAATGGAAACTTTATTGGTTTGCCAGTATCGAATGGTGAAGCAATGTGCCATTTAAGAAAAACTTTAAAAATTGATCCATTTAATAGTTGAGTTAGAAAAACTTTAAAAAAAGAAAAATACAAAGTATATTATGGTTACACAACAGATGAAAAGCATCGAGCAAATGGAGATGGAATTTACCCACTTATAGAATATTTTAATATGAGTGAGTTAGATTGCAAACAATATCTAATCAATCAAGAAATGGAAAACTATTTGTATAGATTTTTTAATAGAACTGGTTGTGCAAAATGCCCATATAAAAGTGAAAGAGATTGGTGGCAAATATTCCATAATTTCAAAAGTGTTTTTGATGATGCAAAACAACTTGAAGAAAAACTATCATCACAAAAAGAATATAAATATTTTTTAGGGAATAAACCATTAAAACAATGGGAAATATCTTTTAAGCAGGGAAGTTTATTTGATTTTTCAGACGAACCACTAAAAGACTGCTTCTGCAAGATTTAACCCCCATACATCCAACCCCATCCAATGTGCAAACTATGGGGTGGGTTAAAGCGGGATTAATAAATTGCTATGGTATAATAACGGAAACAATCACAAGCTTTTCAAAAAGGGTATGAGTAGCAAACTCTTGATCGGGCGGTATCTCGCTCATACTCTGTTTGAAGTGCTTTGATGAGATGAAAGCCCGATCAAACTTTCTCTCTATTAAAATCAATCACTTACACTACATTATGATCGTATCTAAAGGATACACATGATTACTATCACACTAACAGCTTCACAATGTAGATCATTACTAAAAATGATTCGACACCTAAGCAATTTACCAAGCAACGACATCGACGAAATAAAAGATGAAATCATTGTAAAAATGGTAGAACGATTAACTAATATGCACTTATCAGAGGTGTAGCATGAGGGACTCATTTATATTTTATAGATCGTTCCATGAGTCGGCAAAAGTGCTTAACGATGAGGATAGATTAGCACTTTATGACTCTATTGTTGAGTTCGCGTTAAACCAAACAGAAACCGAAACTAAACCTATGGTTAATGCTTTTTTTAGTCTGATAAAGCCCCAAATACAAGCAAACAACAGACGTTATGAAAATGGTAAAAAAGGTGGTAGACCTGCTCAAACAGAAACCGAAACAAAACCTAAAAATAACCTAAACGAAACCGAAACAAAACCTAATGAGAATGTAAATGAGAATGTAAATGAGAATGTAAATGAGAATGTAAAAGGGTGTAGGTTAGAAAACCTATCACAGATTGACAAGCAATCTTTATTTGCTTTTATGAAAACTCATTGCAAAGAAAACTCAATAGATGAAATCGAGATAGATAAATTTGTGGACTATTGGAAAGGAGTTACTGGATCCAAAGGAATTAAAAAAGATTGGCAAGCAACATTTAGAAATCATTGCAGAAGTGATTATGCGAAGAAAGTATCTACTATGCCAAAGCCTAACGGATACGGATTAGATACCGGAGGGTATTCACTATGAGTATTTTGTTGTCAATGGCTCGCAAAGTAATAGGGGGATATTTAAACGCCTCAGAGCATCAAAACAAAGAAGATGCGACTATTATCCTGTCCCACCGATTAGATGAGGCTATGTTTGAGAATACGACGCATAAAGCAATAGTTAGAGCTATAAATAAACTAAAAGAGTCTAACGCCGAAATATGCGATCTTAATGTACTTGCATTTTTAGAGCGTCACGGTATTCCACGAAATATAAATGAGGAGATCGAAATCTTAGCTGTAATCTCAGAATATGCAATTACTCATAAATCGTTCCAAAATTACATTCAAGAGCTACGACTACATCGAGCGTCAAAGGTTGCAATATGAGTTTCACAAAAATTGAAGAGATCGAAACACGAAACAAAGAAATAGCTTTACTTATTGAACGTGCGGAACGTAGCGGTGACGTTTCACGGTTTGAGCTTAAAAAAGAACTGTACCAAAACAAGATTGATATTATAAACCTAATCACTATTGACGAGCAACGAGCAGGTATTACAGCGTCACAGCTCATAGACTTAGTGGATGCTATGCCACAACAACCAAAGTATGCTATCGGTATAAATGCAGTAGATAGAGAGCTTGCATCATGGGAAGATAAAAAATTCGGAATAGTTGGAGGTTTTGAGACTGGAACTTTTATTAACCTTGCTGGAGAAAGCGGAGCGGGTAAAACAACTCTGACAATAGACATTTTGGCAAACGTATCTAGATATGCAAAGACTGTATTTTTTAATCACGAAATGGGGTTAAGACGTATGGCTTCACGGTTAAAGAGACGATTATACGAACGCTCACAGCGTGACAATATGATTATCGATTCAAGCACCGATAAGATAGATGATTTAGTTATGGAGATCACACTATACGCAAGAGACGGAATTAAGTTCTTTGTGATCGACTCACGTATGAAGATTAAGGCGCATGGAGATAGTGACGTACAGCGCAATGCAGACATATCCCATAAGCTCTCCAAGGTCGCAAGAGAAAAAGACATTATTGTTATTTTAATTAATCAGATGAGTGAGGCAGATATAAAAGACAAACGCCTTGCATTGAAGGGCGGAGGAGATGCCAAATATGACTCAGATATGGTTTTATTTTATATAAAAGATGATAAAAATATTATGAATAGAAAGCTGATATGTATAAAAAATAGAACGGGTGATGAAAATTTATTTTCAGTAGATTTAACTATAAAAGATGGAGTTACAGTAGGTGTTAATGATACAGTTGAAATAGTTTATGAACATAAAGCTATAAATGCTAATTTTGTGTTATAATTTTATAAGTCCAAAAAAATGGCAAGGCTATCGGCAATAAAACAATATTGCCCACCCCTATCTTTTGATAGGATACTTCAATGATAAACAGATACTCAAACGGTAAAAAAACAAAAGCATACTGCACTTATGATAATATGAAAAGAAGATGTTTAAATACTAATCATCCACAATATTTACAATATGGTGGTCGTGGTATTTCGATATGCGATGATTGGTTAAATTCATTTGATTTGTTTTATGATTGGTCTATAAGAAATGGCATGAAAGACGGGCTACAGATTGACCGAATACATAACGACGGCAACTATGAACCATCAAATTGTAGATGGGTTGAAAGTATTACTAATATCAGAAATCAAAGAATAATTAAATCAACAAATAAGACTGGTTATCGTGGGGTATGCTATGATAAAAGTCGTAATAAATTTGAATCATCAATAAAAATTAATTACATAAAAAAGCATTTAGGAAGATTTTCAACTGCACTTGAAGCCGCCAAAGTATACGATCAATACGTTATTGATAACAAGTTAGAACATACTATCAATGGAGTATTATCATGCTAATAAACTCAATAATTTTAGAATCAATGGGCTACTCAAAGCAAAAAGCACACGACCTATCAAACCAACTCTGTAACGCATTAGGCTTCACTACTCGGAAATGCTACATCGACATAGTACGCAAAGGCAAAGCAACGACACAATATCAGAACCTTCGAAGCGTTGAAAGCGAAGCCGTGATTAGAATGTGCGAGGAGAAGATCAAACTTGGTGAGACAAATAAGCGGGTTAACGTGGGTCAGTGGGTTGAATTACGCAATAATTTAGAAAAATGCAATAATTAATATTATGTAAAGAATTATTATTGTAATATTACTTATATTTTAAAAAGGGGATACAATGAAAGATGAGGAAAATAACACAGGCAACTGGAACACAGGCGACTTGAACACAGGCAACTGGAACACAGGCAACAGGAACACAGGCGACTGGAACACAGGCAACTGGAACACAGGCGACTTGAACACAGGCAACTGGAACACAGGCAACAGGAACACAGGCAACTGGAAC